CATGGCGTTTCTCCAGAAACAATTAAAAAAATGACTGATCGATTTGAAATTAAATTGGCACCTGATATTCGTTACGAAGATTTTGTAGCTAAAAAAGAACAAAATGGTTTAATTGTACACAAATACAAACGCAAAGTATTTTATGATAATTTATGGAACATGCATCCAGATTTAGTTGATGCTCGTGGTTTAGTTACTGACAAAGATGATAACATCATACAATATCCATTTACTAAAATTTTTAATTACAAAGAAAATGGTACAACTATTCCACTTGATCATAAAATTATGGCTATTGATAAAATTAATGGTTTTATGGCTGCTGTTACTTGGTACAATGATGAGCCTTTGATTTCTACTACTGGTTCGTTATCTAGCGATTTTATCGCAATGGCTAAAGAAATGTTACCATTAAATAAAATGTCAAAGATTCTTAAATTGTATAAAGACTACACGTTTTGTTTTGAAATTGTACACATAAATGATCCACATATTATCGAAGAAAAATTTGGTGCATATTTAATTGGTTGTCGCGAAAAAGTTAAAGGTTCTAAGCAAGTTAACCAAAAACTTTTAGATGGAATTGCCAAAAAATGGCATGTAATGCGCCCAGAAGTTCAATCAGGTTTGTTTCATGAAATATTGGAACAAGTTAAAACTTATAAGAGAGAAGGCTACGTTGTTTATGATTTGGATAGTGATACTGTTTTAAAACTTAAAACCCCATATTATTTAACATCAAAGTTTATTGCTAGAACTAAAAGATTAGAATTGATTTTTAGTGGTAATTATAAACAAAACTTTGATGAAGAATATTATTCTTTGTGTGAACATATACAAAAAAATTACACTAAAGAATCTTTCTTAGAAACTCCAGAGCAAGAACGTTTAGAATTTGTTCGTTCTTGGGCTGAAAATACTTTAAATTGAGAGACATTATGAAATTAGGCGAATATTTAGAAAATTTACAAGAATTAGTACGTGACCAACCAGAATTAATTGATGCTGAAGTTGTCTATTCAATTGATGATGAAGGGAATGATTATGATGTTGTTAATTGGAATCCAAGCGCAGGTCATTTTGATAAACGCGCTAGAGAGTTTATTTCAGAACATCATATAGAAGATGAAGAAATGCCAATTAATGCTGTTTTAATTAACTAAGGATATAAAATGAATTTTTTAATTGAAAATAATATTGATGCATTATTAACTAAATTAAAGGAAACACATGGCTAATAATTTAATTTTGTAATATAATATACAAATAAACTTTAACAGTTCATTTTAATAAATTTCCATCCAGCATTTTTTCCAGTTGTTGTTATTTCATTTTTTCTATATGATTGCGTAGCTGTGCTATAAATTAAATTATTATTTTTACAAAAATTATTTAATTTTTTAATTTTAAAAAAGTTGCCGGATGGGTCTATAACAATCCATTCTTCTGATTGGTTATCAGAACAAATTGAAGAAAATTCTTTAGACATTTTCTTCCCTGTCATAGCTAAAGATAACTTTTTACGAGTTTCTGTAGAATTTGACATTCCTGTTCTGGAGGGAGGAATTTTAGATTTTAATCGACCTTTATACCAATCATTAGGTATTTGATGAGTTTCTTCTACATATTTTTCTATAATTCCGTTATTTATCCATTTCTTTTTATAGTTTGGATTATTTTCTTTAGATAAATTTTTAAGTAGTTGACCTTTATTCCACCCATCTAAAATTGGTTCTGTGGATAAAATATATTTCTGCGATATTCCGTTATTTATCCAAATTCTATTATAACAAGGGTTATTTTTACCTGACATAGAAATAGAGTGCAATTTTCGTAACCAAGCGTAAGTTTTATTATTAATCCTATTACCATGAGCATCGCTTGACATTCTAATTGCTGAATATATTAACGATTTGTGTAATATAAATTTAGGGGAAAACATTTTTATTAGTAACAAATGAACTACTTTATGTTCTTCGGCAGTTAATTCTATATAATTGTTTATATTTTCTGGATTATTGGTTAAAAACCCGTTTTTCGTATTTCTTTTATTGTTAATATAGAAACAACTGGGAACTATATGATGACGTTCAAAATAATCGATTAAATTTCTATTTTGTGCCCTTTCGATTATTGATAGATACCATTTTAAATATTTATTTGCGCCGCGAGATTGAATAGAAAGTTCTGTAATAGTATTGATATAAATATTATTGCTAGACATTATGGTCTCCTTCAGATTATATTAGAAATGTTTAGAGCTAGTGGGAATGTGGCGTTCCGCGACTAGCATTTTTACTATTTATAATTTGGAAAATTTATGCCAAAAGATTTTGTTATTACAGACAGTAAAAAAGTTTTAATTGTTTTTAAAAGTAGTTGGTGCTCACCTTGTAAAGTGTTAACATCAATTATTGAAAATAATCCACCAGCGATTCCTCTCATAGAGATTGACATTGATGAAGATTATGAATTAGCGGCTAAATACAAAGTTCGTGGAGTTCCTACATTAATTGTTGTGGAAAATGGCGAAGAAATTAAACGAAAGGTTGGATTAATAACTGCTGTTCAATTAAAACAATTTGTTGAATAAAAGTGCTTGACATTGAAAAGGGTATAGCGTATAATAACGTTATACCCTTTTTTATTGGAGTTTGTTATGAATATTTTTTACCTTAATAATGATACCAAATTATGTGCACAGCAACACGTCGACAAACATGTCGTCAAAATGATTTTGGAAACTGCGCAGTTATTGTCTACTGCTCATCGGGTTTTAGATGGCGTAGAAACTGCAGGTTTTTCTGCATCAGGTCGCAAGAAAAAAGTCTGGAAACTTAACAATTCCTATGACGATATTTTATATTCAGCAACACATATAAACCACCCATCAGCGGTTTGGGTTCGTCATGGATTTGAAAATTATCAATGGCTTCATTCTTTGCTTGTAGAATTATGCAAAGAATACACCTATCGTTACGGTAAAACGCATAAATGCGAAGAAATTGGTTTAGTTGATAAATTACAGTATGCTCCATTTAATATCTCAACTAAACTATTTACCGAACCGACACCAGCTATGCCAGTTCATTGTATTGTTCCAGGGGATTCAATTGCATCCTATAGAAACTATTACAATACAGAAAAACGACATATTGCTAGCTGGAAAGGTAAAATAAATGGTAGAAATACTCCATCGTGGTATGAAGAAAGTGCTTGACATTAAATTACTCTTAGAGTATAATAAACTATAATGAATATTTTGAGGATAATTAAATGTTAAACTTTTTAAACTTATTAGCTGAAACTGCAAGCACTAATGATAAACTTGCTATCCTAGAATCAGCAAAAAATGATACTGATACACGATTAGTATTTGAATTAGCATATAACCCTAGAATTAAATTTTGGATTAAAAAACGTTCAGAATCATCTTACTTTTCTACTGTATATCACAAAGGCGATTTAACTAAAGCATTAAATGAATTGGTTGAAAATATAGCGAATAGAAAATTAACAGGTAATGCTGCAATTAAATTCGTTAGTAACCTATTAAATAATTTAACGAAATTTGACCAAGAAGTTTTATATCGAGTTATTGAACGCGATTTAAAATGTGGCGTTAACGTTAAACTAATTAACAAAGTTTGGAAAGATTTAATTCCAGAATACCCTGTTTTATTATGTGGTAAATTCAACGAAAAAACTGAAAAAAATATTAAATATCCAGCTATTTTCCAATGCAAAATGGATTCTTCTCGAATCAACCTTGAGTTCGATGGTAAATTTATTTCAGCAACAACTCGTAATGGTAGCGTTTTATCTATCTCTTGTTTTGACGATTTAACAGTACCATTTGCTGATAGATGTATTATCGATGGCGAATTAATGTGGCGTTATCCTGATGGTCGAGTAGCAGAACGCAAAGTTTCAAATGGCTATGTAACCAAAGCTGTTCGTGGAACTATTACTCCTGAAGAAGAAAAAGGCTTGTATGTTGTTGTTTGGGATTGGATTCCATATCAAGATTTTTCTATGGAAATTTGTCAGATTCCATATAGCGAACGATTAAAAGTTGTTGAAAGTTTAAAAGATTTTTCTGATAATAGATTACAAGTTGTTGAAACTGAAGTCGTTAATTCCCGCGAAGAAGTAATGGAGAAATATCAACGTAATTTAGACCGTGGAGAAGAAGGAGGAATACTTAAATCAATTAATGGTATCTGGGAAGCAAAACGCTCCAAGTATCAATTAAAACTCAAAGCGGAAGATCCTGTAGATTTGTTAGTGATTGGGTTTACTTTAGGAACTCCTGGAACTCAGTTTGATGGTATGCTTGGTGCATTACTTTGTCAAACTTCATGCGGTCAATTAGAAGTGAATGTTGGTAGCGGTTTTAAACATAAACAAGGCGAACGCGATAATCCAGAATCATATGTTGGTAAAATCATTCAGGTAAAATATAACTGTATTATTTCAAGCAAAGGCTCTGATAAAAAGTCATTATTCTTACCAATTTTTGATGGAATTAGAGACGATAAAACTACAGCTAATTCATTAGAGGATTTATTATGATTCAAGAAGATCTTCCAGAATATATTAAACAAATAATTGCCGAGGCAAAAGAGGTATTGTACACAGGCTCTAAATATATTTGCCCCACAGAACCGTATAACGATATCGATATTATGATATTGGTTGATAATATTGAAAAGTGGGAAGCAGAGCATACAGTTGATTCTAAATGCGGAGCCGATGTAACATATTCAGATGACGACATGGTAGCGTTTAGAATTGGTGAGTTTAATATTTTAATTACTGCTAAACCGGATTACTTTATTAAATGGCAGTTTGCAACTCAAATTGCTATTAAATTAAATTTAGTTAAAAAAGAAGATAGAAAATATCTATTTAAAACAATTTTAAATAACGACGGAGTTAAAATTGAACACCTCTAAAAGAATTATCGATTTAATTACTCCAGATACTATAAATAAAACTATAGTGGTTGCAGCTGGATATAAATTTGAAATAAGCGATACTCTTAATGATAAAATCTTAGGAGTAGTTTTGTTTGGAAATTATCGTTATCCAATTATATGGAATGCTAATGGATTTCCGCTTAAAATCAAAGATGCTCCGGAATATTATCACCTTAGATTAATAGAAAAAGAAATGAAAATAAATTATACAAACCCAAAATTAAAAACGCCATTAGCAAAATATGGAAAACTTCTTAATGGGTTTAACAATAATCAATTAGATGAACCGCAAACAAAAGAATTGATTAAATTATCTTCTCTGTTAATTAACGAATTAATTAAAGATACGCAACGAACTAAAAAACTTTCTATGATGGATGGAGATTTAGCGAGATTACAAAAAAATAATAGTGTTTAATTTCTGGAGTTATTATGTTGGTCTATGATGTAGAAACGCTTGGAGCTGAATCCAATTCAGTTATTTTATCTGCTGCTATTGTTTATTTAAATCCCGCTGAAAAACATACATGGGAATCGTTATACGAAAATTCTTTGTTTGTTAAATTTAAAGTAAAAGAACAAGTTAAACAATACAATCGCGTTACCGAAAAAGATACCATTACTTGGTGGAATAAACAATGTGATTTAGCTAAGAAACAAAGTTTTTATCCAAGTGAAAAAGATTTACCAGCTAAACAAGCAATTGCTTGTATTAGAAATTATATTGCTTCTCATTGCGACCCAAAAACTACGTTAATCTGGACTCGAGGCAGTTTGGATCAGGTTGTTATAGATAGTTTATGTAAAGCAACAGGCGATGAGCCTATTATGCAATATTCAAATTATCGAGATATGAGAACATATGTTGATTTAGCTGCTACTAAATCCGTTCGTGGTTATTGTGATATTAATCCAGAAACTTATCCTGGAACATGGGATCGAAATGTGGTTGTTAAACATCGCCCTCAAGACGATGTTATATTAGACGCTCTTATGTTACTATATCCAAGTTAATTATGAAACTTATTGAAAAATTTGTATTAGGTATTGTATTATTCTTTTTATTATTAATGGCAGTTCCTGCTATAGCGATTAGAATTTCTGAATTAGCATTAATTGTTTTCTTTTTGGTTGTTATTTTAAATGTAGGAAAACCTAGATGAATGGCGAGGTTTGGCCAGTAACTCGAAAAAACTTTAATAATCTTTCACTAAAGAAAAAAGTAGAAATATTAAATTATAGAAAAACGCTTGATAATACTATTGAACTTTTATTATTAAAGCGTAAACTGTGTAAACTTTCTCAGGAAAGTAACTGAATTGTTGTAACTCCTTCAAAATGAAGGCATCTGAGACGAGGGTTCGAATCCCTCCAGCTCCACCATAAACATATTAGACTCAGAAGGTAGACTATTCGCGGTAATCTACTGAATGGTGATCGAGTTTAAAGACTCAAATAGTATGTTTTTGATGGGGCTGTCATGGTTTCGATCAGGTGAGATAGTAGAGAAGGCAACACGAGAGATGACTGACGTAATCAGCATAAAACAAAGTAAATGCAGCAAATGATGCAAACTATGGAGATTACGCTCTAGCAGCGTGAGATTAGCCTGAGATTAAGCCACTTGGAAACAGAACGGCTTGGGGATGGAAACATCCCCTTTTATTAACTATAGGAAAATATTATGCAAGTATTGGGAAAAAACGTTCTTGTTTTAAAACAAAAAGCGGAATATCAGGGTTTAATTTATGGCGTTAACTCTGAAGATAATACAAAAGGAAAAGTCATGAACTTAGGTCATGATGTTACATTACTTAAATTAGGCGACATTATTCTTTTGAATTGGAATAAAGCAAAAAATGTTTCTGGAGAGTTATGGGTTGTTTCAGAAGATGAAGTCGTAGCGGTGTTCGAAGATGATTAAACAATATATGAAACGCCCAGTGACCATTGAGGCGATTAAATTTGAATATAACAATAAGTGTATTCAGGAACTAAAAGATTGGCTTGGAAGCGAATTCATAGCCTCTGGAAAAGACCGCCGCATGGATGCCAAAGGCTGGCTTCAAGTTGGAACCCTGGAAGATGGACGTGGGAAAAATAAAATTGCCCATGTCGCTACAGAAGGTGATTATATTATTAAAGGAATACAGGGTGAATTTTATGCCTGTAAACCGGATATTTTCTATCAAACATATCAAGAAATTTCAGATTCTATTATCGAGTTTAACAACGTTTATACAGGTTGTTAATTACTTGGAGAGGGCGTGGAATACACCATCCCAGTTAGCTGGACATTCGCCTGAGATTCTTTCTAGCATTAATTCATAATAATGTTGTAGAGGTCCAGGTTGTTCAGCTAAATGTTTACATATAACTCTAGCAGATCCCCAATCTCCTGCATAATATGCATTCAAATATTGTTGATGCGCAGGTAAAGTTTCGGCTACTGTAAACATTTTTACACCAATATGTTTACCCTTAACTGCAATGCAATCCAATTCTGCTAATTTAAAATCATCTTTAACTAATTCAGCTGTTGTTTCCCCAAGGATTAGTAACACGCCATATCCTTTTGTTTGCCCTTCTAATCTAGAAGTTAATGATACAGTATCTCCTAGTACATCATAACCGAATCTATATTTCGATCCAATGTTACCTACTAAAATTGGTCCAGAATTTACACCAACACCCATACCAACTGGAGGTTTACCCAGAGAAATTAACTGTTTATTAAATTGAGTAACAGCCTCAACCATTTCTAATCCAGTTTGAACAGCAACTTTCGCATGATTTTCATCATCTAATGGAGCACCATGAATGTGTAAACTTGCATCGCCAATAAATTTAATAATACATCCATCATTTTTTAATACAGGTTCAGAAATAGCAGTCATATAATCGTTCATGATTTGAGTTAAACCCTCGACATCATCACCATATGATTCGCCTAAAGTAGTAAATCCGCGAAGATCCGTCATAACAGAGGAGATTAATTTTCTTTCTCCGCCTAATTTAATTAAATCTGGATTTTTTTGTAACCTTTCAACCATTACAGGGGAAACGTATCCGCCAAATTGTTTTTTAATTTGCTCTTTTTGTAAATATTCAGAAAGAAATTTAACGGTATATGCATGCCCGTAAACTAATGCAATTCCAATTACAAAAG